TAGCTGTAATAGAAGCATCCCAAGTAAATGTTTTACCATTTGCAATAGTTGCAACTAACACATCACCAAAATTACTTAACGACCAAAGTCCTGGTTCAAGTGTAACAGTTGCTGCATTTACAGCATCGCCCCATCCACTAAAATCTGTAGCGTTTGTTACTGTTGCACCGTCACTGTGAGCTTGTCCTGTTGTTCCTGATACTGCAGTTCCTTTTGCTCCTCTAGTTATACCTGTTAAATCATTTGAACTTACTCCTGTGTAAGTAATTAATTCTGTTCCTACCGCAATTGTTCCACCACCTGTTGGAAAACCTGTGACTGATGTTAAAGTTATTGCTGTACCTGATCCTCCTGTACCAGCAGTATCCGCGAGCAACGCTCCGTTTAAAGTTGTTGTTTGAGCTCCTTGAACTGTACCACCATATTGACTAATACCAAAACCATATCCATATGTTTGAGCAGCTGGGCCCACTCTTTCATAAGGTTTTAAAGTTACACTACCACCTGATGCAGCAGAACCTGAACTAGTAAATGTAATTGTAAAAGTAGTCGCTGTAGGTGTTGAAATAACTTGAAATAATTTATCTTCAAAATCAGAGGCGTTTAATCCTGTACCACCGGGTAAAGTTACACTATCTAATAAAATAATATCACCATCTTCTAAATTATGTGCAGCAGATGTTGTAATAGTTATTGTAGTAGTGCCATTAAATGTAAATGTAGCTCCTGCTATAGAACTTGAAAGAGGAGTAACATCAAAAAATTGACCTTCAAAATATACAATTAAAAATTTATCTGTGCCAATAGCCACATATCTATTTCCTTCTTTATCCACAAATGCGTGTTGTTTTCTAGCGACACCTACTATTGAATCTGTAAGTAATGATTGCCAACCACCTACTTTTTCAGGCAGACCATATCTGAATCTAACATTATCTGAATCAACCCAACGACCTTCTGCTCCGACAGCAGTGTCCTGTTTGTCAATACCTGGAGCAAACTTAATTTTCGTAAGCATACTTTACTCCTATGCTGTATTAGTTTTAAATTGCCAGCCCTTATCGGAACCAGTGTAAAAAAGTGTGACTGATTGATTGTTAGTTGTAAGATCCGTTGAAGCAGCTGTTCCTTGAATTTTATCTGATCCATTTGGTGCTACAGTACATTTGTTAGTCGCAAAACCATTTGATGCGGATATATCCATAATAATTACTTCATCACCAACTACACCTGCAGGCAAAGTAATTGTTACAATATTAGCTACTGTGTCTACACCTATTTGATCACCAGGAACTGCTGTGTATGCAGTCTTACTTGCTGCAATTACTGTTGTAAATCCTTTTTCAGTCATAGCTAAAGTTGTAGCTGGAACACTACCTCTAGAATAAACTAAAACTGTTGCACCCTCTGGAAGAGGTACTTGTGTAGATGCACTTTGACCTGTTGTAAGTAAAGTTACTGTATAACTATCACCAGCTCCACCTCTAGTCGTGCCATCTTCTACAAAAAATACTCTGTTAGCATTACCACCAGATGTAGTTGCAGGCATTGTTAAACTAGCATTACCAGATAAAGTTCCTGTAACTTTAATATAAAGATTTTTACCATTCGCGCTCGACGATCCATCAGCCAAGCTTAAATCAACATTACCAGAACTTAAAGTTACTTCTACATAACCCGATACTGCTTGTTGTAATAATTGTAAATTAGTATTTGTAATTGTACCCCATAGACCAGCTTTTTCACCGGTTGCTACGAGTTCTAATGATAAATCTGTTGAATAACTTGATGCCATATTAGTACGGTTTTATTGGTGTCCAAACCATTGTTGCTCCTGGTATTATATCGTTCCACGTAATAACTCCTGGTTCTACTGTATTTAATGATAAAGCATTACCTGTAGGACTTACATTTGCGTCAGCAGTTATTGTAACATTTCCTGTAGCCAAGGTCAACGAGTTTCCAGAAGGGGTTACATTAGTATCTATATTAATAGTAAATGCACCTAAACCTAAAGATACTGCATTTCCTGTAACTGTGTGATTAGCATCAGCTGTAATACTTAATGTACCTGTGCCTAATGCTAACTGATTTGGTGTTAAATTTTCTGTTACAGCATCTGCAATAACACCTACACTACCGATTGTAATAGATAAACTATTACCTGTTACGACTACAGATACATCTGAATCGGGTCCTGATGTAGCAAATGGTAATGCTGATATTGCGTCAAATCCTAAGCTCATAAAATTCCTTAAAAGGAGACAGGGGGTATGTGGTGGTGCCCTGCCTCCATCTAAGAATTATATCATCGTTTAAACCAAGAAGGAAGACCTAAATGTGGACGCTTGTCGAACATATTATCTTTTGATCCTGGGGTTTTACGATTGTTATAATGCAAAAAAACCTGTACGCATTCTTTGCCTTTGAATTTTTTTCGCCAATGTTCTAACTCACAGCCAGAATACACTAGCATATCTCCTGGCTTTAAATCTACTTTAATACCTTTGTCTTTTGTTGGTGTGTATTCTTGCACTTTATGAATACCTATAGGGGGACCAAAACAATATCCAGCCTTTGGGTCAGGGTTTAAATATATTGGCCAGTCATCACCACCAAGATTCATTGTAGTAGATATTTCACAGCTAAATCTATCTTTATGTCTTTTAAGTTCATCACCATTTTTATATATTCTTGCATAAGTATATGCAGGATATAATTTTAATCCTGTTACTTTTTCCATTTGCGGTTGACATTTTAACATTAAAGTTTCCATAGCGATATCCGCATAATGAGAATAGGTATTTGGTATTTGACCATCTACTGGATCCTCATAATAACCCAATATATTTTCAAATGGGGAAAAATATCTAGATTTTCTACAAGTATCATAAACTTGTTTTTTCATTAAAAAATAATTTGCAACAAAAGCTGCTAGGTCTTTTGATATAGCTTGTTTAATAACTGTGTATTTATTTTTTTTAAACGACATCTTTAGCCATTTCTTTTGGCACTGCTTGTATGTTCCAATGTATAAATCTAAATGGCTCAATACCAAAGTCAACTGCATATTCGTGTTCTAAATATCCTGGAAATATAATTAATGTGCCTGGTTTTGGTTTAAGGTGAAATTGTTCGTGACCTGCCCATACACCTTTTAAGTCTGATTTCATTTTTAACTTTGTACATCTTGCACCAGTCTTCGGTTCATGAAATACAGGATATGATGTTTTATCACTGCATTTTAAAAAATAAAAACCTGATACATGTTGATTCCAATGTATGTGTGCAGAGTGATGTCCTCCACCTTTTTTAGCAAACTCTTGTACCCACATCTCACTAAACATAGTTGAGTATTGAGACATATCATAGCCTTGATGATCTAAATATTCCCAAGATTTTTGACCAATGTAATTTCTAAAATCTAAAAAATCATTATCAGCTGTAAGTGGTGTTGAATGATATGATCTGCCAAAATCACCATTCTTTTTTATAAATTCTTTTTCTCTTTTACGAGCATCAGTAATATATTTATTACTCGCTTTGTTTAATGATTTAATAAACTCTGGTTTTTCCTCACTCCATATTACAGTTGGAAAATAACTATTTATAAACATTATCTAAAAGGCCTCCCTAAATGCCATACCACAAGACTATATCTTGTGCCTGATGTTACTGGTTTAACTCGATGCCATAGATGACTTGGAAATACAATAATAGATCCTTTTGGTAATATTTCTTTACATTGTACTCTATGTTTTGATTCGTCTCGCATATGTGGATCATAGTTTCTAAAATCAAATTCTAATTCACCGCCTTTGTATTCTGAACCATCAGTTAACTGACAAGTCATAGATAGCTTTCTTATTTTTCCGTGCTCTGGTGTATCTGGTTTATCATAAGGTTTATCCCAACTATCACAATGCCAATCGTAGTATTGGTTTAGTTTATATTTTGTAAACTGACAAGACTCACTTCTGTCCCACTCAAAATTCCAACCAGCTCTTTTATTTGCCTCGTGAACATAAGGATGTATTTCCTTATATATCCAAGTATCATTCAACCAAACTAAATCAGAGTTTCTTTTTCTTTTTACATCTTTAATTTCTTCTTTATTTAAAGGTTTATCGCCTTTTGATCTTCCATATCCGCCAGTAATAGCCATTTCTTCTTTTTGTCGATTAGCATAAGCTATAACTTCATCACAAAATTTAGGTGTCAACGCACTACTAAAATACCAATAGTAATTAGATATATTCATAAGTTATTGTTTGTACAAAATTTAAACTGTCTTTTTGATTGTTAGTTAAGTAGTACATATTAGTAGATGGAAACATAATAAACATATTGTCTTTAAGTTCTATATCCCAACTTCTACCTTTACGTCTGTTATCTTCATAATGTATTCTGACCATACAGTCTTTAACTTTTACACCATATAACAAAACATAGTCTGGAGAGTTTCGCAAATCTACTGGATCTATGTTTAATAATGGAATTGTTCTTTCTTGTGGCTTATACATATTGCCCCACGTTTCTTTGTTAATTAAAGTAAACCCGTAATCTAAATTTATATGATCTCTCATATAAGTATTTAACATATCCCAAGTTCTTGAGAACGGAAATTGTGAGTCTGTAATTTCTGAATTTAATATATCTTGTTGAAGTTTATCTCGATCAATGTCCCAATCTTTAGGCATTGCCACATCACCATAATATAGAGCTTGTTCTGTTAATACTTGTCTCTGCATACCACCACCATTTTTAATTTATGCGCTGCCGTCTGTCAAGTCCCAAGATTGATTAGCTTCATTCCAGTGATAACCCCATTTATGAGTGCCTGCATCATTCTGAGCTTGTTGTTCATCTGTTAATGCTGGAACACCACCGATTGGTGATTGCCAACCTGCAATGGTAGTATCTTTTACCCAAGATGCAAAAGGTTTTTTAGGCCAGAAGATTTGATTATCTTCATCCCATTCATAACCTATACCTGCGTAATTTCCTCTTAATGCTTTTGAATCGTCACCAGATGAATGTTTGTTACCTGATGTATTATAAGATGTTTGAATCCACATTTGTGCAGGCCAGTTGTTGTGTGTTTCTAACCACTGTTGACCTACTGTTTCATCTTCAACACCATCAGCGTTTAACATCTTATCGTTATCCATAGTTAACACTTGAA